AAACGAATACTATCGTCAATTTCCAAGAACAGAGCAACACGCATTTAGAGATGAAACAAAACAGTCATTGTTTAATCTTACAAAGATATACGAGCAGATAGATTACAACGAAGACTTAAGAAATACAAATGTATTAACAAGAGGTAGCTTCCAATGGGAAAATGGTATACTAGATTCTAGGGTTATATTTCACCCTAATAAAGATGGTAGATTTTTAATTTCATGGATACCTCCTAAACATTTACAAAATAACGTAATAATAAAGGATGGGCTCAAATACCCAGGCAACGAACATTGCGGAGCATTTGGATGCGATAGTTATGACATATCTGGAACAGTAGACGCAAGAGCATCTAATGGATCCTTATCAGGATTAACTAAATTCTCAATGGAAGACGTGCCACCAAATAGATTCTTTTTAGAGTATATAGCTAGACCTCAGACATCTGAGATATTTTTTGAAGAAGTTCTTATGGCAATGGTGTTTTACGGAATGCCAATATTAGCAGAAAATAACAAACCAAGATTATTATATCATATAAAAAGAAGGGGATATCGAGGTTACTCCATTAACAGACCAGATAAGACTTATAATAAGTTGTCTCCATTTGAACGTGAGGTTGGCGGAATACCTAACTCCTCACAAGATATAATGCAAGCTCACGCAGCTGCAATTGAAACGTATATAGAAAATTACGTTGGATTAAAAGAAGAAGGGTATGGTGATATGTATTTTCAAAGGACATTAGAGGACTGGGCTAGATTTAATATAAATAATAGAACTAAACATGACGCCTCGATAAGTTCAGGATTAGCAATAATGGCTTGTAACAGACATTTATACTATCCATCAAATCCATTACAAAAGCAAGTGGTACCATTAAACTTTAAAAGATTTAACAACACAGGTAATAGTTCGCAAATAATAAGATAAATGATTTATACAAATAATAATAGCACATTCCCTAGTCAAGTAGTACCTACTGCTGTGAAAAACAGTTTAGAGTACGGAGCGGCTGTTGGTAGAGCAATCGAAAACGAATGGTTTAGAGGCAATCGCAACGGAGGAATTGGCGGTGATAGATGGAGTGCTAATTGGAATCAATTTCACTTGCTAAGATTATATGCTAGAGGAGAACAACCAGTACAAAAATATAAAGATGAGTTGTCAGTTAATGGTGATTTGTCTTATTTAAATTTAGATTGGAAACCAATTCCTGTATTACCAAAATTTGTGGATATTGTTGTAAATGGAATATCAAGTAAAAATTACGAAATAAAAGCGTACGCGCAAGATCCTGTTTCTATAAAGAAAAAGACAGATTATGCCTCAGGTATATTGAGAGATATGATGGCAAAAGATTTGTTAAATAATATTAAAGGTAAGTTAGGAGTTGATTTGTTTAATACATCGGACCCTGATAGTTTACCTGAAGATATGGAAGAATTAGAGCTTAGATTACAACTAAGTTATAAAGAAGCCGTAGAAACAGCGGAAGAGGAAGTTATAAATAATACATTAGACAGAAATAAATACGAGTTATTAAATAGAAAAATAAACTATGATTTAACTGTATTAGGTATAGGGGCAGCTAAAACAAGCTGGACTAAATCAGAGGGCATTAAATTAGAGTATGTTGATCCTGCTAACTTGGTTTATTCATATACAGAAGATCCTAACTTTGAAGATATATATTATGTTGGTGAAGTTAAAACTATTAGTTTCGAAGAACTTAGAAAGCAATTCCCAAGTTTAACAGAGGAAGATCTTTTAGAAATTGAAAAATTCCCAGGCGATAGCAATTATAGGAATACCTATTATGCGCAAAGCTACGACTCAAGTAATGTGCAAGTATTGTATTTTGAATATAAAACATTTATTGACCAAGTATTTAAGATTAAGCAAACTGAGACAGGATTAGAGAAAGCTATAGAAAAAGATGATGGATTTAATCCCCCTGAGAATGATACATTCAAAAAGGTATCCAGATCAATAGAGGTGTTATATTCCGGCGTAAAGTTATTAGGTAAGGAAAAAATGTTAAAATGGGAGTTAAGCGAATCTATGACGCGCCCATTTGCGGATACTACAAAGGTTGAAATGAATTATGTTATATGTGCTCCTCGAATGTATCGTGGCAGAATAGAATCACTTGTAAGCCGAACTATAGGTTTTGCTGATATGATTCAATTAACACATTTAAAATTACAACAAGTATTATCTAAGATTGTACCAGACGGAGTATTTGTAGATGTTGATAGTTTAGCAGAAGTAGATCTTGGCAATGGTACAAACTATAATGCTGCCGAAGCTCTTAATATGTATTTCCAGACAGGTAGTATAGTTGGTAGATCAATGAACCAGGATGGAGGACAGAATGGCGCTAGAAACCCAATACAAGAGTTACAGTCATCTAATGGTAATGCTAAAATACAATCTCTTATAGCTACATACCAGTATTACTTACAAATGATACGTGATGTTACGGGCTTGAATGAAGCAAGGGACGGCAGTACTCCAGATCCAAATGCTTTAGTCGGTTTACAAAAACTTGCGGCGGCAAATTCTAATACAGCTACAAGACATATTGTACAGTCAAGTTTGTACTTAACATTAAGATTATGTGAAAATATATCGTTAAGAGTGGCGGAATCTTTAAATTATCCGCTAACAGCAAACGCTTTAATGCAAAGCATATCTACATTCAACGTACAAACGTTGAGAGAGGTGGCTAATCTAAATTTGCATGACTTTGGTATTTATTTAGAACTAGAACCAGATGAAGAAGAAAAAGCACAACTTGAACAAAACATACAAGTGGCGCTGCAATCAGGAGGTATAGACTTAGAAGATGCAATTGATATTAGGCAAATAAAAAATTTGAAGCTTGCTAATCAATCACTTAAGTATAAGAGAAAGAAAAAGATAGAAAGAGAGCAACAAAATCAACAACAAAATATTCAAGCACAAGCGCAAGCAAATGCTGAACTAGCTGAAAAATCAGCAATGGCTGAAGTTCAAAAGCAAGAGGCTTTAGCTCAAACGCAAATACAAATAGAACAAGCTAAATCACAATTTGAGATCCAAAGAATGCAATCAGAAATGGAGCTTAAAAGAATATTGATGGCAGAAGAGTTTAATTATAGTGCTCAACTTGCCCAAATGAATTTAGCAAAAGAACAAAGTAAAATAAAAGAGATTGAGGACCGAAAAGATAAGAGAATAAAAATGCAAGGTACTCAGCAAAGTGAATTAATAGATCAAAGACAAAACCAATCAATGCCAAAAGATTTTGAATCATCTGGTAGTGACGTAATGAATGGGTTAGGATTTGATTTATTTGGAGAATAGATTACATTAACAATTTTATAATATTATATCATGTCAGAAATTAAACAAGAAGGAGAGTTTAAAATTAAAACTCCAAAGAAATTAAGTAAGCCTAATGAGGTAACAAAAGTAAATTTAAAAGCTAAAAAAGAACAAGATGCCATTCAAGAGCAAAGCACAGATGAAAGCATGTTGGGCAATCAACAGCCCGAAGTGGGATTGCAAGAAGTGGTCCAAGGAAACGAAGTCACCGAAGTCGTTACCGAAAATAAAGAAAAAGAAATAATTGAAATAATTGCAGCGCCACAAGCGGAAGTTGAAACGGTTGCTGAATTAAATGAAATTGTTGCTGAAGCAAAAACATCAGGAGAACCTTTGCCGGAAAATATAGAAAAGCTTATTGCTTTTATGAGAGAGACCGGAGGTACAATAGATGATTATTCGAGATTAAATGTAGATTACTCGAATATAAAAAGTGAAACATTAATAAAAGAATATTATAGAAAGTCAAGACCGCATTTAGACGACGATGAGATTCAATTTCTCATGGAAGAAAGATTCAGTTATGACGAAGACGAAGATGATGAACGAGACATCAAGAAAAAAAGACTCGAATTTAAAGAAGAGGCAGAAAAAGCAAAAAGATTCTTGGAAGACGTTAAGCTAAGGTATTATGATGAAATCAAGTTGAGACCATCAGTTAGCAGAGAACAACAAGAAGCTAATGACTTTTTTAACCGATACAAACAGAACGAAAAGCGTTCAGAGCAATTGCATGGTAAATTCAAAGAAGATACCAAAAAGTTATTCACCAGTGATTTCAAAGGTTTTGATTTCAATTTAGGTGAAAAAACATTAAGGTATAATATACCAAATACCAATGCGGTTATTGATAAACAATCAGATATTTCTAACCTAGTTAAGAAGTTCTTAAACGATGAAGGTGAAGTTGTAGATGTTAAAGGTTATCATAAAGCTATGTACGTTGCCGATAATTCTGAGACAATTATGAAACAAATTTACGAACAAGGCAAAGCGGATGCAGTTAAGGAAATAATGGCTAAGTCTAACAATGTTAACACAGCCCCCAGAGCCAGTGCTCCCGAAAGCTTATTCGTAAATGGCATAAAAATCAAAGCGGTTAACGGCGTGGATTCTAGCAAACTAAGAATTAAAAAAATAACTTAAACTAAAAGATTATGTCAACATTTTCACCGACCCCATTTTTTGGGTCTATTGTGCCTTCTCAAAAGCCACAAACATTACAAACAAATTATTTAAATTTTACGGATTCTGCAAATCCTGATTTTTCAACTTTTGCACAACAATATTTACCAGAAATCTACGAGCAAGAAGTAGAGCGTTATGGAAACAGAACGTTATCTGGGTTTTTAAGAATGGTAGGAGCAGAAATGCCTATGACTTCAGACCAAGTTGTTTGGTCAGAACAAAACCGTTTACATATTGCCTATACAGGTGTTACTAGAGCTACCAATGTTTTAACAATCCCTACTGCTGCAGGTGTTGAAAACGTAATATCAGTTGGTCAAACAATTGTTGTTATTGACAACGACGGCCAAGAGGTTAAAGCATATGTAAGCGCTGTAAGTGGATTAGATGTAACAGCTATTCCATATCTTACAACGGCATGGACTGGTATTGATACAGCAGATCTTAAAATATTTGTGTATGGTTCTGAGTTTAGAAAAGGTACAGACGATGACACATTAACATCTGTTCAACCATCATTTACTCAATACAGCAATTCGCCAATTATAATCAAATCTAAATACGTTGTTAACGGTTCAGATACAGCTCAAATTGGATGGGTAGAAATTGCAACTGAAGAAGGAGCTGATGGTTTCTTATGGTTCCTTAAAGCAGAGTCTGAAACACGTTTGCGTTTTGAAGATTATTTAGAAATGGCTGTTGTAGAAGGAGAACTTGCTACCAACACTGCGGTAACAACTCTAGGCATAAAAGGTACTCAAGGTTTATTCTCTGCCGTTAAAGAAAGAGGAAACCAAGTTGCTGATTTCTCAGGTGATTTAGCTGACTTTGATACTATTTTGAAAAACTTAGATACTCAAGGAGCTATTGAAGAGAACATGATCTTTAACAACCGTCAAATGTCTTTATTGATTGATGATATGTTAGCTACTATGAACTCTTATGGAGCTGGTGGTACATCTTATGGATTATTTGAAAACTCAGAAAAAATGGCATTGAATCTTGGATTCTCTGGATTTAGAAGAGGATCTTATGATTTCTACAAAACTGACTGGAAATATTTAAATGATGCATCTACTCGTGGAGCGTTGGCTAATAGTTCTATTTCTGGTTTATTAGTTCCAGCTGGGACTTCTACAGTATATGATGAAATCTTAGGTACTAATATCCGTAGACCATTCTTACACGTAAGATATCGTGCTTCTCAATATGATGATAGAAGAATGAAACACTGGATCACAGGATCTGTTGGAGCTCAAACTTCTGCATTAGATGCGATGGAAGTACACTTCTTATCAGAAAGATGTTTATGCGTTCAAGGAGCAAATAACTTTGTGTTATTTACTACTACAACAAATCCAGCATAACAAAAAATGTAGAAATTGCCCTCGTTGAATTTACGGGGGCGATTTTTGCTCTTAATTAATTTATTAAATCATATTATATCATGGCAGAAGCTAAAAAACCAGCAGCTAAAACAGTAGCTGTTAAAAAAGAATATATTGAACCTCTAAATGATTTTGAAAAAGAGGTAGAAGAAACAATTGATGAACCAGTAATTGAAAAACCAAAAGTAAAAGATAAGACTGTAAGCAAGTGGGAAGTAAAAGATAGAAATTATTATTTAATAGGGCCAGCTCCATTAACATATATGATGAAATCAAAACACAAGGCACACAGTCCGTTATTATGGTTTGACAAAGAAACCGGCGAACAAAAAGAATTACGTTATGCAACTAATCATAACTCGCCATTTGTATCAGAACAAAAAGGGCAAGCAACATTAGGGCACATAATGTTTAAAGACGGAACTTTATTTGTCCCTAAAGAAAAACAAAACTTACAAAAATTATTATCTTTATATCATCCAAGTCTAAACAAAATATATAAAGAATTAGATGAGCAAGCAAATGCAGTTGATGATCTTGAAGAAATGGAAGCAGAATTAGATGCTTTAATGGCAGCTAAAGAAATGGATATTGATCAAGCAGAAGCAATCCTGCGTGTTGAGATGGGATCTAAGGTTAGCAAGATGAGTTCTAAAGAACTTAAGCGAGACTTAATGTTATTTGCTAAAAAGAATCCTCATCTGTTTATTGAACTTGCAAACGATGAAAATGTTGGATTAAGAAACTTTGCTATCAAAGCAACAGAAGAAGGCATCATCCGATTGTCACAAGATCAAAGAACATTCCATTGGGGAAGTAACGATAGAAAGCTTATGACAGTTCCTTTTGATGAAAATCCATACTCAGCTATGGCTGCATTCTTCAAAACCGATGAAGGCGTAGAAATTTATCGCTCAATAGAGAAAAAAATGTAAAAATACGTAATAATTAATACTAAGCGGTTGCATATTGTGACCGCTTAATATTATAATAGCATATGATATGGCAGTAAATGTTGATACAGTATATAAAACAGTATTGTTAATACTTAATAAAGAAAATCGTGGTTATATGACTCCAGATGAGTTTAATAAAACCGCAGCACAAGTACAGTTAGATATATTCAATACTTACTTCGAGGATCTTAACCAACAGTTAAGGATACCTGATAATGATAGTGAATATGCGGATAGAATAAAAAACCTAAAAGAAAAAATATCTATATTTGAAGATATAACTTACTGTATATATGATTCTGGAAATGAATGTTTTGAAACACCTAGTACTCTAGATGTTTATAAAATAGGAACTGTAATATATAACGGAGATAAGGAAGTACAAAGCGTACAAGCTAATGAACTATTAGAATTAAACCTATCTCCATTAACTAAGCCAACAACCTACTATCCAGTATATAGACTTAAAAACAACAGGATATATGTATACCCAAATACAATAACCTCAAACATAGAAGTTACTTATTTAAGAAAACCAGCGGATCCAATCTGGAATTTTACAGCTGTGTCTCCCTCTTATACATATGTATACGACCAATCAAACTCTGTTGATTTTGAATTACACCCAATAGAACAAACAAATATTATAACAAACATACTTATGTACTCAGGGATAATAATTAAGGACCCTAGTGTAGTACAAATAGCTTCTCAGCAAATACAATCAGAAAAAATTAACGAAAAAAGTTAGATAAACTATGGCATTTCCAAACGGAGGTTTAATTACCGAAACCAATAGACAATATTATGCTGGTTCTCAAGGCTTTCAGGTTAGAGGGTTTGGATCAGATGATACTGTATTCACATTTACATTTGATACTCAATTAGTTTTAGGCAGTTGGAATCCATCAAACGTAAACTATGCTTTAAATAATTTCAAATTATATCATAGTACCGACGGTCTTATATATAACGAATATGTTGACGAATATTATTTAGATGGCAATACTATAACCTTAGATAGCCCAATAGGTATTGATGAGATACTTGTTTGCCAGCTTAAAATGCGAAATGGAGGTCAATACGGAGATAAAGACGCGTATGGTAATACTGTGGAAGAGAATTACGGTAGTTACTCTTATATATCGCTTAATGACGTTATAAACAACTTCATGGTTGCATATGTTGGAACTGGAAAACTAATAGGTGATGTTAAAAGAACTGATGTAATATTCCACGCTAAACGAGCTTTGCAAGAATTTAATTATGATACATTGAAAAGTATCAAATCACAAGAACTAGGTGTGCCACATAATTTAAGTATACCATTGCCACAAGATTATGTTAACTATGTTAAAATGTCATGGATTGATAGAGGCGGAAATAAACACCCTATTTATCCGTCAAGACTTACAATAAATCCAACGGAGTTGCCAGTGCAGGATAACTTTGGTATCCCTATGCAAAGTAATTTTGATGATAATATTGAAGGAACCTCTATAACAGAAGAAAGATTTAGAAATAATGGAGGACATGATAACATAGCTTCTACATTAGGGTATAATGATGGCTGGTACGGATATAACTGGGGATATGGAGGTTACTTTGGTCAACGTTATGGGCTTGATCCACAACTTTCTAATGTTAATGGTACATTTACAATAAATGAAAGAGAAAATAAAATATCTTTTTCAAGTGATTTAGTAGGTATGGTAGTTGTATTAGAATATATATCAGATGGTTTAGCGTACGAAATGGACACAAAGGTACCTAAGTTAGCTGAGGAAGCAATGTATGCACACATATTACACGCTATTATTTCTACTAGAATTAATCAACCAGACTATCTAATCAATAGGTTAAAACAAGAAAGAAGAGCAAAATTAAGAAATGCAAAAATAAGACTATCTAATATCAAGTTAGAAGAAATAACGCAGGTATTAAGAGGTCAATCTAAATGGATTAAACACTAATTAAATGGCAGAAATTAAAAATACATTTTTATCGTCTAAGATGAACAAAGATCTTGACGATAGACTAGTACCTAACGGAGAATATATTGATGCTTTGAATATACAGGTTGGAAGATCTGAAACAAATGATGTAGGAGCATTACAGCCAATATTAGGTAACTCTAAAGAACTTATATCATTAGAAACGGATACAACTCTTGTATGTATAGGTACATTTATGGATAACCAAACTAATTGTATTTATCAATTTTTAACAAATTATCAGGACCCAAACCCAGCTGTTAATAATATACCTACAGCTAGCGGTGTGCGAATGAAAATAACAGAATACAATTTAGATCTTGGCACATATACAACTCTGGTTACTGGGACATTTTTAAATTTTGCATATAATAAAGAATGTTTAATTTTAGGTGTAAATATAATAGAAGGTTTATTATATTGGACTGACAATAGAAACCAGCCAAGAAAAATAAATATAAAAACAGCTAAATCAATACCTGGTTATTATACTAGAGAGGAACATATATCAGTTGCAAAATATGCTCCTGTGGATCCTATATTTATGTATAAAAAAGTATCCACAAAGATTACAGGAGCTAGCGTTCCTCCACTAGGAACTACTTTTGATGTTGAGGATGCAACTGGTATTGAAGTTGGTATGACTTTAAACTATTCAGGGGCAACTTTGAATAATGCAAACATAGTAACTGAAATTAATGGCAATACTATAACTTGTTATTTAGCTATTAATCCAACATTAAATGTAGGTGATAAAATATCTTTTTTATCTTCAACTATGACCAATGAATCCGATAATCCAAATTGGCCTGGTGATCCGGATTTTATAGAAGCTAAATATATTAGATTTAGTTATAGATTTAGATTTGATGATAATGAATATTCTGTTATGGCGCCTTTTACGCAAATAGCGTATATTCCAAAGCAGAAAGGATATTTTATAAAAGGAAATGAAGAGGACGCATATAAAAGTACAGTTATTAATTGGATGGAAAACAATGTAAATAACATTGAACTCATGATTCCATTGCCAGATGTTGCAAATAAAATAGCTAGTAGTTATAAGATAAAAGAAATAGATATATTATATAAGGAGTCAGATTCAGCCGTTGTTAAGGTTTTAGAAACAATAGATTCAACAGCATTACAATCTAATTCTACAAACAATATTTATATACAACAATATCAATCACAAAACCCATATAAAACATTACCCGAAGCCCAAATAGTAAGAGTATATGATAAGGTGCCTGTAAGAGCTTTAGCTCAGGAAATAACAGGCAATAGACTAATATACGGTAATTTTTATGACAGATATACAGCTCCTACTACAATTAATTATAATATAGGAGTATTCAAAAAAAATGTGGGGTCTACAAACTACATAGAATACCCAAATCATACGCTAAAACAAAACAGAAATTATCAAGTTGGAATTATATTGTCAGACAAGTTTGGGAGAAATTCATCAGTTATATTATCATCTATAGATAAAAATGGGCTTGATTTAGCGGGGTCTTTTTTTGGAGGATCTTCTATATACTCTTCTTATATAAGAGAAGGGTCAGTTGACTTTAATGTAAAAAGCTGGATGGGTAATGCTTTATATATGGTAGTTAACGATCCTATAACTTCTAGCAGAAATATTCCTTCTGGTACCCCAGGTTTATATGCACAACAGATAGGAAATGGGTTTGAAATAGACCCTTTAATTCCTGTAGCAATTACTGATGGTTCTGTTAGTTTTTTAGTAGTTAGTGGAACTGCTCCAATAGCAGGGCAATACTTAAGAGGGCAATATACAGATTATGTTAGAATTCGTAGGGTAATACCACCTCTTGAGGAAGGAGCAACTACATATGTTACAGACGGTAGACCTAGCGACTTATATATTGAAAACCCTGATAATCTACCTGACACAAAGTATGCTTATACTATAAATCCAATAGGTTGGTATTCATATAAAGTGGTTGTTAGACAGCAAGAACAGGATTACTACAACGTATACTTACCAGGTATATTAAACGGCTATCCTAACGCTCAAACATTTGGTTCACAAGTAACATATGAGCCTACTACAGGAGTACCTACTTTGGAAAATGCTATTGACTTTACAGTATTCCCTCAGTCAGAAACTGGCAATACCGCTCATGCTGTATTAATAAATGACAATATAAATAAAGTTCCTCGAGACTTAACAGAAGTAGGTCCTGACCAAAAACAATACAGAAGTAGTGTTGAATTATATGGTAGAGTTTCAAACGGTAGTGTTGAACTTGGTCCACTACAATCTGATCCACCGCCTGGCTATGATCAAAGAACAAATAATTTTAGTTATGATCCAACAGACCCTGTTTATGGGGAGCAATGGTTGTCGGTTGCTGCTGGAGACGGAATACAAAGTGTAGAAGCTAATGACCCTCTGCCAAATCCAGCTCCTCCAGGTCCTCTAGTTCCGCCAGACGTGCCTAATCCAGACGCATGGTATGCAAACACAGTGGTTGTAAGAAATGATAAAATTAATGGAATTATATATTTTGCTCCTTTAAACATAATAAGAGGGTCTAATAACCCTTCTCCAGCAGGAATATATGATCATTACATTATAACAAAAGCAGAAAACTTACAATATTATCCGTCTAGAAAAGCTGATGTGGTTACATCTATTGCTACCTCAAAAGAATTTAACTTTGTAGAAAACTCGGTTACAAATGTAAAAGGTACCGCTGGGTTAAACTTTTTTCAAATGCAATCAGATCCATTAATAAGTAGAATTGCTACTGTTAATGAAATAGGAGTTACAGCTGAAAAAGGCATGATACCTTTTCTAGCAGTATATGAAACAAAACCTGTAGAATCTTTATTAGATATATTTTGGGAAACATCAACAACTGGACTTATATCGGATTTAAACTGGGATGTATTAACTGGTTATGAAGGGCCTGTAGCATTAACCGACCCTGAATTTGAATTTTGGGAGGATCAAAACCCTAATGGCTTAGAATCAGGCACAGGCGATCCTGAATCTCGTTATATAACAGAGCCATTTTTCCCTATTTCAAATTTAGGTATACTTTTAGATGATACAACGGCTACATTACAAGTACGTGATTTAGATAATACTGACAAAACAGGTTTATTTATATTAGAACAAAATACAATTCCATTTGATCCCGCTAAAGGCTCTTATAGAATAAAGATTGCTACGGATTCTAATTTTGTTTTTGGACCAAGGTCTTATATAGATGATAATTTTATTTTTACATTATATGTTACCAGGGACAATTCAACAGTGCCATTAGAAATAACAGGGCGACTAGGTAATAGAATACCTTATCTTTATCCAGAGGAGTCTTGTATAGATGGTTATTATAATAAAAATATATCTCAAGAAGATGTAGATATACTAACACTCCAAGCTCGTAATGGATCTTTTATTAATACAGGAAATCCAGCAAATCAATATTTAAGATTTGAAATAATAAGTCAAAACCCGGCTTCGTCTCCTAATTATTTTTCTATAGACCCAGCTAGTGGTGAGTTAACATTGGATGATCCTTTAGTACCAATAGGTTCATATGAATTAGAAATAAAAGTTACTGATGCGGTAGACTTTGCTATAAATCCGCCTATGGGGGCTGATACAGTAGACTCTTTGGATAAGTTCAGCAGCATGTCTGAAACATGTACTATTGTAATTACTGTAAATAACCCTCCGGTTAATACTTGGTTACAACCAGGATATAATTTAGCTTTAGAAAACCCATTGGGATCTCCTTATCCTTCTCTACAACAACCATGTAGAGACGAGGCGTTTTATAATTACCCGGACTGGCAGCCAGGAGACGATAGAGAATTTGCTATAGATGCAATGTCTTTATTTGATTATAATCAGTCTACCATAGAAGTATTTGTACCGCCTTCTACTACTCCACTGCCTTCAAATAAATATTCTCCGGTAATTTCTACATGGACCTCCGGTTTAGTGGTTGGTATAAAAATCGACAATTCTGTTAATATACCAGCTGGTTCAAATATAATAATAACCATAGAGCCAGGTCAATTTGTGCCTATAGCAGATAAATACGGCCTTTGGGTTGTTGCAAAAGAGCCATTATTGAATAGAGTATATAGAGATTTTGGTGACCCGGCACCGGCTGACTTAGACCCAAATAATCCTGACAATATTCCTTTCTTTGCTCAATTGCCAGCGGTTCCATTAATGGATACAACAAACATACTGCAATCTCAGACAACAAAGGCATATGATACATTTGAAAATATAGAAGCTAAAAATGCAGAAATTTATTTTCAAGGCAATCCAGGTGTTCAAATTTTACCAGTTGGATTACAACAAGGTACATTGCGTTGGACTGTAAGGTTATTTATAAGTAGTTATTTTAATCAACCAGCCGACGAATATTGCCAAGGCCTTGTCACTAGAATAGAAGGCTATGCTAGAATAATTATATTTAGGAGACCAGCAGTTATTGACACTGGTATTCCTAATCCAAATCCTTGGGTAATAGTATCTGACAACAACAATGTTATAGGCACCGGTAATTCTACCTTAAATAAAGGAGATTTTACTAGTGGGTTAAGAACAAACGAACCTCCTACTTCTCCAACAAATACATCCTCATTTACTAATGATACATTACTTGGGGCCACACTACCTTGGGAATGCGGAGCTGAAAGCAGAGGATATAGAGAGGTAACATTTACTACAGAAAATCCAGATGAAAATACTTATGAATGGGCAGTAGCTGTTTGGTATAGAGATGAATCTATATATGCTCAAATAAACGGGCCAGCATCAGATGATTGTAATTGTTCTCTAATACCTTTGCACGAAAGGATGTATGTTACAGTGGCTGTTGAAGACGCTAATTACACTTATCCAGACTGGGAGCCTGAAGACGATAACACACAAGGAGTTACCACAGCGTATAAATATTACACAGGATTAGAATATGGTTTAAGTTCTGATAAAAAAACTTACGCTATTCCGTTTACAACTCAAAATGCAAATATAGTTAGTTATGAGTCTGATCCAAATATAATTTTTTCTTCTTTTCCTCCAGGACCTATAACCGGGCAAACTATATTAATTAAATTAACAAATACTGACACTCAAATTGCTGCTGGGCTTAGAGTTGAAAATCCATCGGGAGGACTATATGGATATGTAGCAGGACCTTATTTTATAGATCCTATAGATGATAAAGTTGTTGTTCCTGTTGAATATGCAGGATTTATTATACCTCAAGCGGGAATGCCGATTATATTTAAACTTGTTAATGCTTTTGAGCCAGACGTTAATAACTGTCAACCTAATCCGCCTTATAGTGGCGATGAAACTGTTATATATGCGACAACACCAGAAGGATCAGAAGTAGAGCAATTTTATGAGGATGAGTTATTAACAACACCATGGAATCCAACTGGTGACCCAAATGCTCCTGATGCTTTTTATAATTTTACACAACGTAGTAATGAATATTTTGCAACAGCGGATTGTGCTTTACCAAATAATTTACCTATACCTCTACAGAGCGTGCCATCTACAAGGATCCAAGCATACCCATGGTGGAGCGCTAAAATGACGGCTTCTGGCAAGGTTATAAAGCAACCATTAGACCCTAGAGGCAATTATACAGTACAAACAGCATTAAGATTTGCTGATAGTTCTAATACTGGATTTCCAACAGATGGGGCATTATTAGGTAGGAACTTAAAGGAAAGAAGGCTTGGGCCACCGGATCCAGGTTTTTGGACTCCATACCCTTGCTCAATAAATAATCCATAATTAAATTATTCAAATATTAATAATACTAAAATTACAAAAAAACAAGTAATTATAAGATATGGCTGCTACTTTAGAACTAAAATATTTTAATTCATTTTGGCTTAAAAAAATGGATACAATTGTGGACGTGGCTCCAAGTCCGTCGATAACAAGTGGAATTACACCAGCTGAAGCTACATCAATTCTATTAAACAATGATAATGCCGCTGTAACCCCGGGGCAGTCAGTTACATGGGTAAACAGTACCTTAGATCAAGTAACTAACAGTGTTGTATTTGTAAGCGCTGATAATTTAACCGTATATCTTGCAACACCTATAGTAGAAGCTATTCCAGATGGCACAACAATACAATTTGGGCCAATCTCTGATTTCACTTATATACCATATGCATATAACGAAACAGAAGCTAGTGACTGGTTTTTAGAAGAAGCTAGAATACGTGGTGGTTATAACAATACTATAACTGATTTAGGAGTTAAAGCACATATTGTTGAAGATATATCTAATCAGCAACATAGGTTTAGTTCTTTAATATATTCAGGCGTATTTAACTCTAGAACTGGTGTTAATAAAACAAATGAATTTTCAGTAGGAGAAGACATAACCAGATCAGTAGATCCATCAAATGGGTCAATACAAAAATTATATAGTGAGAATACAAATTTAACTATATTTCAAGAGAATAAAGTAAGTCAAGCATTAATAGACAAAGACGCAATATACTCAGCAGAGGGGCAACCAATAACAACATCAGGGGCTCAAGTAATTGGGCAAGTCCAAGCTTATGCTGGTAATTATGGTATTAGTACCAACCCTGAAAGTTTTGCAGTATATGGATATAGAAAATATTTTGTTGATAAAAATCAAAACGCAGTTCTAAGATTATCTCAAGACGGTATAACTGAAATATCGGCATATGGAATGCTTGATTATTTTAGAGATAAATTAGGAGCTGTTGGGTCTGGGGGTAAAATAGTAGGTGGCTGGGACATGCACTCTAAACAATATGTTGTTTCAATACAACCTGTTGGCGTTTCTTCTTATAATACTCTTGCCTTTGATGAGAATGCTCAAGGATGGGTAAGTGAGTTTAGTTACAAACCAAACTTTATAGCTAGTCTTAGAAATAATTTATATACATTTTACCAAGGTAATGTTTGGAAACATTATAGTACAAGCGTAAATAAGGGTACTTTCTATAACATAGGCAATAATTCATATGTTAGATTAGCAATAAATCCTGATCCATCAATATCTAAAAACTTCAATACAATAAATTACGAAGGATCAGCGGGCTGGAGTGTGACTAGTATACAAACCAATTCGGATACAGGATTAAGTATCGAAGCATACGCGGCACCTTTAACATTAGCAGACTTACAAGCGCAACTTTTATTAAACTCGTTTAAGAAAAAAGAAAATAAATATTTTGCATCGATAAACAATAACACAGGAGGTACTTCTGGAGAAGTTGTGTATGGGCAATCTATAAGTGGTATAAAAGGATACTATGCTACAGTTTCATTATTAATAAACAATGCAATATATGGCGCTCCTACGCTTTCCAATATAGAATTATTTGCAGTCTCTTTGAGTTACCAAAATCTAACATATTAATGGATAAAAATATAACACTAAGACCAGAGCGTGGACTAATAAATAGCGACTTTATGGATATGGTTGACAACCTTGAGAAGTCTTTATTATGTAGTGACTTACCTGGTGTTGCAAAAGGTAACGACGGCACTTTTCCTTTAAAGCATTCTTTTTCTGATGGTATATATGTTAGAGAGATGTTTATGCGCAAAGGAGGCTTAGTAATAGGTAAAATGTATAAGATCTCACATACTTGGTTTTTGCTAAGTGGTGAGCTCGAAATAGCCACTAGTGAAGGTGTCAATCATTATATTGCTCCTTGTTATGTTGCTGCTCCTGTTGGAGCAAAAAGAGTTTTGCATGCATTAGAGGATAGCGTTTTTGTTAATGTATATCCTAACCCAGATAATATAACAGATATAGAAACTTTAGAAAATTTACTTACGTGGAAATCGTATGATGAATTTAAAGAATATGAACTTTTAAATGAATAGATTATGTCAATGATAGCCGTAGGGGTTTCCGTAGCTGGTTCAATTGTAGGCGGAATAATGAGTTCTAATGCTGCTAAAAGGGCGGCTAGAGAAAGAAGAAGATTGCAAGCAAAATTAGATAGCTTAGAAAAAAGCAGACAAGCTATAATTAATCCTTATGAAGGGATAAAGGATTTAAGTGGTATGGCTAAAGACCTGTCTGGCATGATAAGTAATCCATATGCAAATTTAGGTGTTGCTACTCAAGCAGCTAAGTTTGAAGCAGAACAAATAGATATGTCATTAGCAAACACTCTAGATACTTTAAGAGAAACTGGATCTAGTGCTGGTGGAGCAACTGCTTTAGCTCAAGCAGCTTTAAAAAGTAAGCAAGGTATTTCAGCTAATATAGAGCAGCAAGAAGCTCAGAACGAAAAACTTAAAGCAGAAGGCAAGCAACAAATGGATATGCTTAAAATGCAGGAAGCCGCCCGTATACAAGGCATACAAATTTCAGAAGGGCAAAGAGTACAAGGAGCAGAGGCACAAGGTAAAGCATTTGTGTTTGGCGCTAGAGAGGATAGAGAACAACAAGCAATTGACAGGGTTGCTGGCCAACTTGGCATTGCTCAACAACAGCAAGCTCAAGCACAAGCTGATGTAACAGGAGCGATAACTTCTGGTATAAGCGCAGTAGCATCCATTGGAGCAGCGGCAATGTCCTCTAGGCAAGCTAGTCCTGATACAACTAGTCAAAGAAAAGCGGCTGAGTCGGTTTCAGGCTCTATTACTCCCGCAGGAGTTAAGCCTGTTGGAATAGACAAGCCGATAAACGCATTAGGACAAATTCCGTCTGGTCTTGTTTATGGAAGTGCTGGTAATATTGCTGACGAGAATCCAGAGTACTATGACCAACAAAATGCCTTTTATCCAAGATAAACTAAAAATATAACTTTATATAAAAAAATATATGGGAGCATACGCTAATCCACAGGGATTTATAGATACGCAGTCAGGGCAACATTGGAGGGATTTAGCCACTAATATGGCAAATCTTGGTGTTAAACTTATTGATGCTAAAAAAGCAAGAGACAAAGAGGCGGCTGATGAACTTAAGAAAAATAAGCAAGAATTTTCTAAAAACCAAATGGCAGTTGACCAATGGACCATTGAGCAAAAAAGCAAACTCCATTCTATATCGGCTAAAGCCGGTACTGTAGAGTGGGATGCAACATATGACAAATGGATACAACGAGCTGCCGACATACGCCTTGAGCAATTAGGAGGAAATACAGATCCTGCTTTAAGAAAAGAACTTATAGCAATTCAAACATCTGTAGATGACTATGCTAACGGCGCCGTTAACTTAGGAAGTCTTAACGAAACCTATAGCAAACTAAAAGGTCTATATGGAAAGGAAGGTGGTTTAAGTGCTTCTAATGACCCAAAAATTTTAAAAACGTTTGATTTATTAAACGGCAAATTGCCTAGTAAAGGCAAAAGAACAAATATGGAATATGACCCAGAAACAGGCACAATGGCTCAAATGTTATATGCTATTGACGATAAAGGAGAAGAACATCCATTAAGTATAACTGACATAAATAAAATGGCATCAAATCCTGATGGCTTTGGTGGATTAACACTTATACCTGAAGTAACTAAATCAATTGATGCTACGAATGTAGAGTTAATGAACAACGCTAAAGGCACCACAAAAAATGCAAAAGGAGAAACTGAAGTTAATAAGCAATATGGGGCTAATTTTATTGACACAGAGTTTAATGGAGAAATCAACGGAGTAAAGTATGTTAAGGGGGTTGGTACTATTGAAAGGGAAGTTGGAAAGGAAAGAACCGGTAATAAAGATGTAGCAACTAACTGGGAGCAAACAAAAGTGTATGCGCTAGATGTAAATAAAATAATGGGTGATGCTACAATTTATAAAACTAAAATCATGGCCGAAGCTGATGCATTATTGGTTGATCCAAATGAAGCAAAAGCGGCATGGGTGGAATCTATAAAGCCACAATTGGTAGGCATGTCAAAAGATTCTTTTTTGCCAAAAGACCAAAAAGACGAAATTAGCGCTTTATTAAATAGACTAGACGGATGTGATGATTTTAAGAGAACATTTACGTTAGATGAAAAGGATATGGTCAAAGAAGGCTATTTATTATTGTCTAAAGGATTGTTAACAAAACAAAATAGGGTACAAGAAAGCGAAGAAAAAATATCTATTAGTAAAGCGGCTACAGCAAAAAGTTCTGCTGGCAAAACAAAAAAAGAATCAGCACCGGCTGCATCAGCTAATACTGCAGAAATGGTAACGGGCGCGCTAAATGAAACACACGTTGGACAAATAACTACTAATATTGGGAATAGAAATCGCCCAAGTCTTGTTACAAAAAATGCAAGGGGGTTATATGATGTTACAGACCTAGATGGAGATCCTATACAGTCAAATATGACATACGACCAAATGAAACTAGCTTTAGAAACCGCTTCGGCTCCAGCTGCAAAAAAAATAAAAAAATAATTAAATAGTAAGATATATGTTTGACTACATAGACAGTTCAGGTAACACAATTACATACGATCAAATTACTAAAATGGCGAAGGAGGGTAAAACCTCCTTTGATGCTATAGTTAAAAAAAATGGGTATAAGCCAAAACCTAAAGAAACTAAAGCGAAGTCAGGGGCTGAGCTTTTGGGAATAGATACTACAACTAAAAAAGCCACTGCTGTAACACCCGAAAAAAAGAAGACCCCTGTTGCTAAAAAAACTGTAATAGAAAATAAACCAACATTTACACCAAGCACTGATCCATTTGTGGGTACAAACCTTGCTCAGCCTGTAGTAGGTGGTAGAGAAATGTTGTTATCTGATGAATATAAAAAAGAAAGAGCAAAAAAATTACAAGAAGAAAAAAAACAGCTTGAAATAGATGAAGCTGCATTAAAAGCAAGAGAGGCTAAAAGGACTAACGAAAAACTTCTAACAGAAAATAAAACAGTATTTGATAAAGCAAATGATTATATAACCAGTATTGAATTAAATACAACTGAGAAAGAAGAGCAAAGTAAAAAGGCTGTAGACGAAATAAATGGAAATACATTTCTTGAGAAAGCAAAAGGAGCTGCTGCAATATGGGCAGGTACTATTGTAGACTCCGCTACTTTAGGTACTCTTAGTGATGGGAAATTTGATTTAGCAGATCGCTGGCGAGAGAATTGGTCAATAAATAAAGAATACACCGATAAAGCTAAGGAGGAATTAAAAAAGAAAAAAGCAGCATGGGAAATACAAAATAAAAAATACCCATTATATAAAATACCAGAGCCAGTTATTGACGAAAACAGTGTTTATGACTTGGCTATAAAACTACGCCAACAAGATAATGAGAAAGCTCTTATTATACAAAAAGAACAAGAGTGGTTTGATGCTAACGAAGAATTTGTAAATCAAAATTATAAGCCTAAAGGAGGTCTTTATAAAGCCGGAACTACCAATAAAGATATAATAAAAACGTTTAGTAAAAATGAAGTAGCGAAAGCTGAGGCTGCAATATTAAAAGATCAAAAAAAAGAAGAAGCATTAGAAGATTTTAAATACCAAAGCTTTGTTAAATTAAACAAAATAAGTGAGCAAGCTAATCAATTAGCTAAAGATAACCAGCCTGTCCCTGAAGAATTAATAAAAGAGTACAATAATAGTTTAAACTATTTTAAATATTTTTCTGAAAGACAAACAGATATAAACACGGAATTATCTAAAACTTATGAGAAATTTAATGATTACGAAAATATTGCAGATAGTTTTAATAGAGATTGGGGACGCATTAGTAATATAATTGAGTCTGGAAATCAAATATTTCAAACTGCCGCCACTGGTATTGAAGGGGCTTTAGACTGGACTATGAAATATACATCTATAGCAGGTGCTATAAATGGCACGGCTTATCTATTTGATAAAGAATCTCCTATCCCTGAAGAAGTAACCGGTTTTTGGGGCAATAT